TCAAGCCAAAACTTCTGTCTTTGTAATTCTTCTAGACGAGCATTGTAATCATCTACTTCTCTTTGCTTACGGACTTTATTCTCAATAATGTCCGTGATTGATATAATCTTACTCTTATCCACAAGAATATTTATCAATTGGTATTAGGGGGCCAGGCCTGACCCCCATATACCGTTAGTCATACTTACTAGTCTCTCTTAGTGAAAATCCAGTAAATGACACCAAGAGCAACTAGTCCGACTAGTCCCTGGCTACCTAGTGATGCCACCAGGCCTGTTATGTTCCCGATGACATCAACGGGTAGGAAGATCATGTCAGACCCAAATAGTACCTGTAGCACTACTGCAAGGGCGATAAGACTTACTGCTACTTCAGAAATCTTATTGATCCATCCTTTTGCGCTTTGAATAATATCAGCCATTTTATTTCTCCTTTGGTTGATTTATGAAATCCTCTCGTACATTTCCTTCTGGGTTATGTAGTTAAGGTTCGGAATGCCTATCCATTCCTCTATTACACGGTTAACCTTGTCATTGTTATTTGATATAGGTTTAGGGTTAACTTTGTAATACTGTATGTGTGGGAACTTTTCAAATATCAACTTGTGCTGTTGTATCCAGTTCTCAGGGGGAATTTGATCCCCTTCTGGACTTATGTAACAGTCCGTTCCCTTATACACATTGTTTGCTTTTTCATTTTCTGAGTATAAATCCATACCCAGCAAATAAATCTCCTGTGTTTGTTCTTGCATTGACGCAAAGAGATTACATAAAGCACCAGAACTAAAACCGTAGTCAGTATTACCCGGCAGTGATTCTGTCTTGATTACTTTATCTTTCGGTGCGACCCATGTTACCCAAAGGCCTGCCCTTTTGTCTCCTAATACTATGTCAATGTTGTCTGGATTGACGTCCACACCGTTTTCACGGCATTCAGTTAAATAATCTTCTCGGATCTGTCGTAAGCGGTCTAAATCTTGACCACTCATTACAAACTCATTCCAACCATCTACTCTGGGACTTTCATGGATGTAGGACTTTAAGTCAATTTTGTCCTGTTGGGAAATGTGACTTGGGGTTACTAACTGATCGTATGCCTCTCCAGGCAATTTATCCCAAGCTCTAAAATATACTACGTTGTCGTTACAATAACCAGACCTATAGATTTCGTGAGACATTTCAATGTCAACACAAACCAAACGGTCTGGTGTAAAGTCACGGTACAGGGCATTACACCCATAAACTTCTACCTTCTGCTTGAGGTCTGGCAGGTCTATTCCTATCCGAGATTCGCCATTCCCTAAGCATACAACTTTACCTAGTTGTTTATTTATCAATTTTAGTCTCTCAAAGCGGGCCAACTGACCGGGAAATATTTGTTGGCAATCTCATCTATCTTCCAGGCAATCTCGCGGGTTTCTTCTTGTGTATCATCTTTACATCGTAGATTACATACACGGGCAAACGCATACAGACTACCAGACCAATACCACTCGGTCATCATACTCTGAGGCAGAACCATTCTTGCCTGTTCTGGTGATACACCGGCAGTTATCATTTCTTCATAAAGTTCGGCACTGTGTTGTTCAGCCTTTTGTACCGCAGTACCTACTCGTTCCTCACGACTCAACCATACAACAGTCTCATCACTACTACCCTGTTTTTTATCAACAGGACGACCTCTCCAAGTCTCTGGAGAGTAGAATTCTGGGGGATGATCTACATATCGTCTGCTGACTTCATTCCAGCAGAGACCTACAGTGTGCTTGACTAACTGACGAGCAACGAATACTGGAGCACCGATATGTAATGATATGCTACAGTGACCGAAAGGCGACCAATGGTTGTGTTCAGCAAGATAGTTTATGAGTTTCTTATCTCTATCGGATAACTCATAGATGCCTTGATTTGGGATGTTTCTCTCCCACTGTGTTCTTTTAGAAAAGGAAACTCTGGCAGCATCAACCACCGTCTTGTCAGTCCCCATTTTATCAACAAATTCACAAAACATAATATAATTCTCAGTTTACTTGGGTCGACCTGCGCCTCCTTCATCGGGCGGAGCACCAGTAGGTGGTGTCGGGTCAACGTGGGGGTTTGCGGCTACATCTGTTTTAGCAGCAGCCATCTTAGTTTTGATTGCTGATGATAATGCACTGTCCAATGCAGCAGGTAAATTGCCGGATGAAACAGCAAGACCAATAGCAGATGTAAGTTCTTCAATAGGTGCCAGAGAGTCAGAAATCTTCGATTGAATAGAAGATGCCTTAGTTAATAAATTCTTTTGAATTGTTCCTAAAGCGTCTTGTATTGGCGTAGTACCAATGTATTCTGTGGCACCTGTATTTGGATTTGTCCAGCCTGGAACATTTACAATACCAGGTTCGCCATCAGTCGGTGTAAGGTTATTCGCCAAGGCCTGGGCACAAGCAATCTGCATAACCTGTTGACCTTGATATGTGCCGGACGCTGCTGTAACCGGACCTGTTGGTGTACTTTGCCAAACAACATCATTCATATCGTCCATATGACCACTCACCGCACCCAAATCTATTACATTTTTTACGGCTTTCATAGATTCTGCAATTGCTCTTACTTGACCAAAAGCTTCACCATCTTCTAATTCAGCAAATGCATCATTGATGGCGGGTGGAGCAGTCAAACCAATATCTGAGGCAAGTGCTGTTGCAAGAGCACCTGCTGCTCCAAGAGTACCAGCATTTTTGGCGACATCATTTAATTGTTGAATTGCCGTACCTACCGAACCTTGAGTATTCATCTCGTTGGTCGTATCTAAAAACTGCTGCATATTTGTCATCGTTTGCATAACACCGCCCATTGCCAACGTACTTGCGTCTGGAGCAAATGGAGTCATAGCAGTTACCGCAGCACCAAAATCAGCAGCGTTTACAAACGCATCTAATGCCTGCATACTTTTTTTGACTGTCTCGTTTATTTGTGTTCCTGCGGCATCTACCTGAGCAACCACTCCTGCACCGCTGGTAACATCCTGAATTGCTGCTTGGGTTGTATCCATCAAAGTTTGAGTTGCTGTATCAATAGTTGCCGGCAAAGCACTAAACGTACCAGAGACATCGTTCGCCAATGTTTTTAGTGTTGCGGGTAATTGAATTGCATCTTGGTGCGGGTTTGCACCCGACCCAGCGCCAGCAGTAAGATCATCAATAATGACCTTTGCTAAGTGATCTATGGTTTCAAACTGCAATGGTATATTAATTGTAATACCACCAGTACCTGTTTTTGTAACTACTAATCCTGCCATAATACTATTTATCTCATATTCAATATCATACTAGACCCAACCCAATCCATCTGTGTTGTGTCTTGATACTTTTGCTGATACTCAAACAGATTGATGGCGTTTATGATAAACACCTCATCTGAGATACGTTCTTCCTCAACTGGTTCTGTAGTCTTGTACAAATCTATTGCACCTTTCTCTGTATAGGACTCAACAACATATTTTTTCCTATTCACGGACACTTCTTCTATAACCCAGTATGTCATGTTCCTACCTTCTTTATGTATTTCCAATATTCGGATTCATTGGGCCAGTATTCGTTATTCTTACGATACCATTGCCAGTCACCATCGTTACTCTCTGCTAACCAACCTTGTCTACTGTCGTGTAGTACAACTTTCACTGCTCGGTGTTCTCCGGTATTCTCATTTTCTAATACAATGTGCATACCACGACGATAGACCATACCTTTCTCATCAAGGTCTTTAATCTTTTTGTAGTATTCATTACTTTTAATCATTCTATGACCCGAAATCCTTCACCATCCAGAGAATAAACAATACGCTTAATGCCAAAGTCTGTAATAGCACCCATACAGCCAGAGCATGGAGCAGAAAGTCCAGGTACGAATCCACGTTTTCTATCTCTCTTTTTTACTCTACTAATGTATATGGTTGCTTTGGTAAGGTCATCTACAGATACTCGTCTTAAACTATTCTTGATTGCGTCTATCTCTGCATGAAGGTGTATTGTGTGTTCTGTTTTACCGTACTTGGCCTGTAGCGGGTGGGTTTTGTAAGAGTTACGACCCAACCCAACTACAATATTGCCAATTACTATTGCTGATGCAATTCTCGCATTACTAACAGGAAGAACATCTTGAGCAACTTTGGAAACAAGATCAATGTACTTTTGATCCTTCTTCTCTTGCACGGCCCAACTCGCCTCGCCAGTTTTTATTGCGGTACTTCTTCTGGTTGTACCGTGAAGATAACTCATCGCTGAGTTCCTGAAGTTTAGGCAAACAGATATCGTTTGCCCACCGTTGGAGCTCGGCATTATCCTGCTCCAGTTTGCGAACACGAGCTTCTAACTGCTCGTTCTTGTAGGACAAATGTGCAATCCTACGTTTCGCCTCGTCAATATATGACTCTTTTGTTACTTCTGTCATAATGTCAACTCCTTAACTAAGGTCAATGTTTTTAATCTAAATGCTCTTGCATCTATATCTAAAAACGGCTCATACTTCTTTATCAAAAGACTCACCTTGGGCCATACATAAGTTTCACTAATCTTTGCGTCAAACTGTTTTCTGTATTCTAATACTTTTTCTAGAATAACTAAGGTCTCTAGACTTATTTTCTTACCAAGATACGCCTTCACTAATTTGGGATGATTTCCTTCACCCACTTTAAATAGTATATCAAAATTCTCTGAGATTGTCAAGAGTTTTTCTATATCATTTTTATAAACATATTCTAAACTTTGATTTACCTTCTTGTGCTCTAACCAATTCTTCTGGTCAAAGTCTCCTATCCATTCTTTGCCACGAATAAAGTTGGCAAGATAGTAATCTAGTATTTGTGGATCGGACAACTTTTGGGATAACTTGACAAACTTGAATTTGTCTTTGCGTTTCTCAAATGCTGATAACGTAGCGGAAGTCTTACCGCCATACTTAAAGTAATCATACTTACCACCGAAATGCAACTTTAGTGCGAGATATGATTGATAAGTTTCTAATGGTGTCATTAGACTCAAAACAACGAACTCGTTTTGGGTAAGTAGTTTAGGGCCTCGGCATCATACTGGATTTTCTCACGCATGGTTTTATCCATCCATCGTGTACAATCATGTGCCTCTAATTGATTTTGTTCGCAATAATAGATTATTGCTTCTAGATGTGTTAGTCGTTTTTCTTTGACTAAATCTTCTATGATAGTTGTAAATTTTTTAGGTGTTATTTTTGTTGCCATAATATTATAAAGGTGAACACGCCTATCTATGGTTCAGCGGTTCGTCAGGTGTGGCGTTCTCGGCATAGACCACTTTTGTTCTTGTTCATAGTAATTAGGTTGGGCCCGTTGGATAAGAAGGCGGTGCCCATGCCCCCTCAAGTATTACGCTGCTAGCGCATATTCTTGATGATAGAAGTCATCATTGGCTTCTGTAGTGTGCGAACATTACCTCTTACAAATCTCCATCGCCAGTCGATCCTGTTTCATCCCCATGTTTGTTCTGTGTTCTCTCATCAGGGACTTTGACTACATCATCGACTCGGTCCCATGTCCGTTGCGTCATATACCAATCCTCTGGATAAACTCTCATACCTTGAGTATTGTAACCTGTAAGGCCAGTAAAACTATGTGTACGTTCTTTATCGTTCATCCAACCCGCAACTTCATCTGTATTGGTGGAGATGGCCGGCACTGCCCCGGCGTCCTGTTCAACTTCTGATTTATCGTCATCAGTGGTGTTCACGAAAGTTATTTATTAGAATGAGATATTTACAGATACACCAGCAGTGGCGTCTCCACGTTCCCAATCAGTATCAAACGGTACAGTGATATTTGGTACTAGTGTTACATTGCTAGCAATGTTCCAAGAATAACCAAACTCAAGTTTTGCACCTGTGTAGTCAGTCTCATTGATGTCAAATTTGAAAGTAGAACTTGTATCAATACCGGCGATGCCGTAAGATAATTTCATTTCGCCATTGAACTGTGAGTCTGTGACATTCCAATCGACTGATGGAGCAATACTCATTCCCCACATATCAACTGCTGTGTCAATACCAACTACATTATCATCATCAGCGTGATGATCCAAAGATATGGAACCTGATAGGCCACCCATTAGTGATGTGGCATATTCGATTCCGATATCTACGGTGTCACTATTTTTCAAAGAAATACCACCCACCCCCACGGTAGTTTCTCCATCATCTTGGTCATAACCAACCGACACACCACCAGCACTGACAGTCATGTCATGTTTCCAGTCGGTGTCTGCTGCTGTTGCAGCCAACGGTAGAACACAAAATAGTGCGATTAAAGTTTTATTCATAACTTCTCCTATATGTTGTGAAAAAACGACAACTGTTGTAAAGTTGTCATAAGTTATTTATCTAACCAAGAATCCCTGTCGGGGTCTAGACAACTGACCATCACAGTTATTTTCTGCCTCGACATATTCATAACCTTCTAACTCTTTGTTATTATCCCATACCGGGATCATCTCATCATATTGCATAGGGTTTGGATTTGGTCTTAGATGAACTTCGATTATTCTATCGTCAATCGCCTCTACATTGATACGACCAACATCAGATAACTCCACAAAAAAATGTGGCAGTTCTAATTCGTAATCATCTTTTTCCCATTTACTAAATGTTGTCAAATCCTCTTTATGTCCAATATGTGATGCCACTTTTCTCCACAGTGGCGGTGCCATAACGTGAAAGGTGTAATCTATTGTTCTATGTGTACCTTCAAAATACTCACACCAAAAATAACCGGGCTGAATATCATCAACAGTATTCGGATGTAGTTCTGTCACATAGGTTCCTAGACCCATACCTCTCAAATTATAAATCGGTCTTACAATATATTTTCCTGATTTAGAAACTGGAACACTTGCAGGTCCACAGTCATAACCTAACTGTTCTGCTAACCATAGTTTGTTAAACCATATATGGTGTTGTGGATATTTTAACCAAGCGTCATTGCAGTCGAACATTAAGCGGCTGCCAGTTTCAACCTATCCACAGCATTATCATAAAATTCATCCATCAGTTCTTCAAGTCTACGGATATAGTTTTGTGTTTTCTTTTGGAACACTTCTACTTGTCCATCTTCGGCAACCATAATGATTGCGATATCTTCACAAAGTTCCCCGGTTTTCTCATACATCATATAAGCGTATGCGGCAGCCTGGGTGTAGTAGTCCTCGTTCCATTCATCTTTCTTCATTGTCGTGGCAGTTTTCCAATCAATGACTGTAGGTTTGCCATCAAACATCGCAATGAGGTCACAACGTCCTGCAACTTTAAACTTCTTAGTGAACATGGTTTGTTCCATCAAATAGATATCACCAACACGTTCATCAATAGTCTTTTTCACTTGACCAAACATTGCCCAAGCAAGAAAGTTCTTTGTCTTGAGTTCCGTTTCTTTTTCTTCTGTTAGTTTATCTACCAGATAATCTTCGCAGAAGTGGTGGAAGGTAGTGCCTCTATTGGCAGCTTTGCGACTGATGATGTTTGCCTGTGCTTCACCAATACGTTCTCTCCATGCTTGAATACCTGCTGCCTTCTCGGGTCTTGACCCTAAGACAGAAGTAATAGATGGATACTTCTCACCACCAACTTCATAAAACCGCATACCGTTGATGTTGTGTGTCTGTAACTCAGGCCACGCTTCACCTTCATAAATAAACTTTCTCATAATATAAATTCCAAGTTGTTATGTGGCGCCACGAACGCCCATATTTTGTTTGGCGATTAGGTAACTTCTTACTAATCCACTTCGGATGATATCGCCGATACCGAAAGTGATAACTGAAAACTCATCCATATCTTCTAGAATATTGGAGAACTGGCGATAACCATCTCGGTCGCCATTGTTCTTCTTGAGGTCTGTTTGTGCATCATCACCAGAGAACATGACCTTAGAGTCCTGCCCTGTACGAGTAATGATGGTGTCAAGTTCATGGAACAACATATTCTGTGCCTCGTCTACAATAATAATAGAACGGTCGAATGTCTGTCCACGTAGGAACGATGTAGAATAGAACTCTAGACTACCTTGCCCTACTAACTTATCATACAACATTTGAAACTCTTGCTCGTTAGGCATCTGGAATAGATAACGAACAAGAATACGATAGGGGTCTTGATATAGATTGGACTTCTCGTCCAATGTACCAGGTAGAAAACCAATGTCCCTAGAAGGTAATAAACTTCTGATTAATACAACTTTATCATAGGGTGTTTCCTTTTGTAAAACTTCCTTTAGTGCAAGGTGTAATAGTATAAAGGTTTTACCCGTTCCGGCGGCACCAGTCAAAAACAAATTCCTCCCCTTACCGTACTCCTCAAAGGCAGTACCCTGTGCAGGTCCGACTGGTTCGATTGTAACTAAGTTGTTGGTGTTAATATACATCTTTCTATGTCTGCTCAAGTTAGTGAGGTCTCCAAGTTAGTGTTTCTAATATTTATTACACATCTATCGTAGATTTTGGATTGTTATCACGAATTCTTCGCAAAGTATCTTTCCAACCTTCGTCAGTTCCGTGACCACCACCATGACCAGAAGTGTCTCGACCCGAAATAATAGAGTTGGGGTTAGGGACGAAAACAGTAGTCCATCCCTCTCCCTTTAGTCTCTCCATTTCGGAGATGGTGCAGGCAATATCATGCTCTACACCATCAGCATCTTTCATACGGTACTGTGGCATTACTGTTGTATCTTCCAACTACCGTCTGCCATACGACAAGCAGTACCATAGGCCTGTTGTGACTTACCACCGATCATTACGTTCTGTGTAAACTCACGGCAAGGTGTGCCATTAGATGCCACGACTGTTCGTGTTGGCGTTGTGTACCCACTGTTACCAGTGTTGGGGTTGCGCCATGAACTTGAACTGTTGTCAGGTGCTCGTTCAAGAGCAGTCTGGAAACTCTGGCCCATCATAAGACGGTCACGTTCATCCAACTGCATACCGATTTGGTTGCCCAACATCGCACCAAGACCGATACCAAGTACCGTCCAGATTTCTTTGTTACTGGAATTCTGTCCAAGTCCATAGGCAAGACCACCACCTAAAAGAGCACCAGCAGCAGTGCCGGTATCTTGTTTTGAATACGTACCAGCACAGCCAGTCAAAAGGGCTGCGGACATTGCGGTTGCGATTACTAACTTCTTCATGTAAAACTCCTGTTTATGTTTACTATATAAGGATATACTATTCTGTATCATTTGTCAAGGGTTGTCGTACTGCTGACAACTTCTTTTCTCGGGATAGATATGACTTTCTTGATTTCTCTTTTAATCTGTATCTATCCGCATTGTTTAGTCTATGGGTTTCAGATTGAAAATGAGAATTCACTTTTGACATAGCCATTATGTCTACTTTTGCTCCTGATTGCATTTTTACTCCTTGTAAAATATGTGATTGCCGATGTGAGCAGTTTGTGTCATACTCTCTGCCCAGTAAGGTTCTACACTTGTATTATGATAGTGTGTTGCTCCATTCGTAGCATCATTCTCTATCATAGACATAACAGCATAGAAAACTGATTTTATCCAGACACGACGATCTTGTTTAGTAGAGAGTTTTATTCTATCACTCTTACCATCGTGAGTCCAACTAAATTGTTTTTCTTGCCAGACAACATCACAAATGGTATCAGGCCACTTGTGACTGTCTACTCTATTTAGAACTACCTGAGTAACTGCCAACTGACCTAAGTCTGGTTCACCTCTACTCTCAAAGTAGACATTCTGTGCGGCACAATAGAGTTCATCTCTATTCACATTGGCCGCATCGTCAAACCCTGCTTTCGTTAGCATAGGTGAGATCACTGTCATTACAGCAAATAAAATTGATACTGAAGGTTCCATTATTTCTCCAAGTCGTGACTTTCGTTAGGTTGGTAGTCAGTCGGTATACCTTTGTCTTGTGGATCGAATGTCTGAACGCCAACGTGTTCGATATTCAAGTGATGCACAAAGATAATCAACTGTCTTTCTTCTAACTCCATCGAATGTAATTGTCTAGCACAGATATGTGACCAAGATTTGAGACTAGTGTAATAGTCACCAGGTTCTCTTTCAAACCAAGCTCTCTTGGGACATTTCTCTGCCAAGTTTTCGGCAATTTGTCTCACTTGCCAATCTGCCCATCTACCCTCAGCCATTAATGATCGCCTCACATTCGCCATATGGGGCTTTGCAAATTGGACAATGATCTGTAAACAAGAATTTACAGTCCTCTTGTTTTGCATCTCTGTATGACCCACCGTGTTCAAGGTCAATCACTTGTTTTCTTAAACACTTGACTTGAACCTCAAGGGACTCTACTCTCTTAACAAACTCTGAGAACATTTCTTCTACAGCATTTAGTCCGTACTTGTATTTCATCAGACACACCC